AGTGCATATCAGCCGGTAGAAGAAGAGCAACAAGAAGACATCTATAAACATTTGGTACGTAAGAATGTTGTTGTTGTAAAATTGAAAATGGAAATGATTAATGGGTGGTGGTATGGATTCTATGCGTCTCCACTTGGAACTGGCGAAACGTTTGTAGCACAAGGCCCAACATATGATGAGGCAGTAGCTAATTGTAAAGAAAGATTAAGTAATGATAAACATGCTTTTAAAATTGAGTTTGAAAAAAATGAAACGAACACAATATAGTAAATACGCTCCATATCATTTCAAACTTCATTTAGAAAAATTATGAATATTGTAATCATTGGTGGAGGGACAGCAGGCTGGATGGCTGCTGGATTCCTAAAAAAAAAGAATCCAGATTATAACATTACGTTGATTGAGTCGCCCGGTATTCCTAAAATAGGAGTAGGAGAATCCGTGACCCCTCACGTGGCAGTATTCTTTGCTGAGCTTGGTGTTCCGACAGAAGAGTGGATGTTAGCGACTGGAGCAATTTATAAATTTGGAAACAAGTTTGTTAATTGGAGAAAAGATCCTAACTACACTGAATACTTCAGCTTTGAGTATCCACTAAGCATTAAGAGACTGTACAAAGATGCAGTCCAGCCATCTTCATTCGAAGACTTGTTTTACGGAGATAATGAACCCCGCACGATAGATGCAATGCTAAAGTTGCATCAACAAGGTCGTATTAATAAGTTCGACCAATATATGAACTCTCAACACCACTACATGGATAAAAACATTGCTCCATTTGATGGTGACAAATATTTACTCAATCCTCTTTATAGTTGGACTCAGCATATTAATGCTGAGCTTGCAGCCAACTATATTAGAGATCATATTGCAGTCCCTCTTGGCGTCAAGCATATCAAGGCCACGGTCCAGAGTATCCAGCACACAGGCGACATAGTATCTTCTGTAGAATTAGATGATGGGAGTAGTATTAGTGGAGATTTATTCGTTGACGCTTCCGGTTTCCATAGAGTAATGATCAAGCATTTAGATCGGGACGTAAAGCGGTACAAGAACAACGTATGTGATTCTGCATGGGTATGTCAGATTGATTATGAAGATCCAGAAAAAGAAATGCTCAACTACACGTCCAGTATTGCAAAAGATGATGGTTGGTATTTTAAAATTGGATTATACCATCGTATGGGATTGGGATACGTCTTTAGTTCACAGTATACTACACCTGAAAAGGCATTAGAAACATACTACGACATTACAAAGGATCATAACAAACGCTTTGAGCCTAGATTAATAAAATGGATTCCTAATAGATTAGAAGAAGCTGGCAAAGGAAACGTTGCTGCGGTAGGTCTTAGTTGTGGTTTTGTAGAGCCAATGGAAGCCAATGCTTTATACATCATTATTAACAGTATTAGAAAATTAAATAACGTCTTAGAGAAGTACAGACAAACACGCAAGATCAACTTTAATGAATACAACTCTCAGATCGCATATGCGACGGATGACATTGCTGATTTTATATTGACACACTATACTCTTTCTGATAGAGGTACGTCTGATTTTTGGAACGATATGAGAGCAATTGGTGTTAAAGAAAAACACAAAGAGCTTGTATATTCTAAAATTATGGATAAACGACATACAATGCGCGCAGCTTGGGATGGCCTAACAATGTGGCCGGACTATCTGTGGGCAGAACTTGCTATGGCGTGGGGCATTGTGGATGAGTCGTTAGTGACAAGACCAATTGACGACAGGACACTTGACCTTGCTGAATTACATTTTAAAAATACTAACCTTAAACACGACATTGTAAGTGGACAGTGCCAAAATAACTTTCAATGGTTGAAACAAAACATATTTAATGGTATGATGCCTCATGAGTGGGAAGAGACCTACCTAGGATAATTTATGAAACAACGAAGATCCCAATATAGTATCAGGTACGACGTCGTACTAAAGAACAAACATAACAATGAGATTGTTAAGGGTAATCTTATTAATGAAAAAGATATTGAGGGCAGACAGTACTGGGTAATGAATGTACCTAGTAGAGGTTTTGCACAACTTAGCTATGCAAAAGAATCTTGGGTTATAACAAAAGGAAGATGATTATGGAAAATGGACCACTAGGTATTACAACATCAGCTGAAAAACCACTTACAACAGTAGAAGGCCGTGACTGGTTAAAGTCCCACCTGCAAATGGGGCCAGTTAAAGTTGTCTTTACAAAAAAGGATGGCACTGAGCGTACGATGAATTGTACGCTACAAGAAGGAGTAGTTGTTCCTCACGAAAATAAAACTGATAAAGTAAAAGTAGAAAATGATGATATCTTAGCGGTTTGGGATATAGATAAAAATGCATGGCGATCTTTTCGCCTAGATAGTATTAACACAGTACAATTTGATTTGTGAGATAATAATGCCAATAGCGACAGATGAAGTAAGTAAGAATGCAATGGGGGGTACAGAGATGATGAAGCACGGCTTAGAGAGTCGCATTGATTCATCTATTCTAGATCATTTTAATATAACAGCAAGTAGATATCGTGGACCTCATGCAAAAAAGATTGAGCTGTATTGGTTGCATGATCTGCCTGGTGATCCTGAATCACAACACATAGCCAATGGCGGATGGAATAAGTTTGAGAAGCTTATTTTTGTCTCCAACTGGCAAATGCAAGCATATCAGCAGCACTACGGGTTCCCATGGCACAAAGCAATAGTGCTACAAAATGCTATTGATCCTATTCCGTCGAATAAGAAGTCTAAAGACAAATTTAAAATCATCTACAATACAACACCACATCGTGGCTTAGAGCTTATTGTTCCTATTTTTGAGAAGTTGACTGAGCGATATCCTAATGTTGAGTTAGATGTATTCTCATCCTTTAAAGCGTATGGCTGGGCGGAGCGAGATGAACCTTATAAAGAGTTGTTCCAGCGTTGTGAGGATAATCCTAAGATTAACTACCACGGGTATCAACCAAACGATGTTGTACGTAAAGCATTAGCAGAAGCTCATATACAAGCATATCCATCGATTTGGCAAGAAACATCATGCATGTCATTAATGGAAGGTATGAGTGCTGGCTGCTTATGCATACACCCCAACTATGCTGCATTATATGAAACTGCTGCAAACTGGACATGGATGTATCAATGGACAGAAAGTAAGCGCGATCATGCTAATGTAGTGTATACACAACTTTGTAATGCAATTGAAAATTATTGGACAGAGGGAGTACAAAGTAGATTAGCTGGCCAAAAATCTTATGCAGATGTATTCTATAGTTGGCAATTCCGAAAGCAGCAATGGGAAGCACTGCTGTTAAACATTCTAAACACAAAAGGAATTAAGATAACGCCTAAGGAAGTTGACTTAGTCTCTTAATTGCTATACAATTGTAAAAATGATCATTGTTGACCTAAATCAAGTGATGATTGCCAACATTATGGCGCAGCTTGGCAATCATACAAATACTATAATAGAAGAAGATTTGTTTCGGCACATCACACTCAATTCACTACGTTCGTTTAAAAAGCAATTTGGCGAATATGGAGAACTGGTTATTGCTTGCGATGATAAGAACTACTGGCGAAAACAACACTTTCCGTTCTATAAAGCAAACCGTAAAAAAGCACGAGAAAAATCAGATGTAGATTGGAATCAAATCTTTAATCATCTAAATAAGATTAGGGAAGAGTTGAAACAACACTCGCCCTACCGTGTAATTCAGGTAGATGGTGTTGAAGCAGATGATATCATTGCTACACTTTGTATAGAATTTGGTACAATACTGAATACGCAGGAAAAAATACTAATTTTATCAGGTGACAAAGATTTTGTACAGTTGCAAGTATATGGAAATGTCGAACAGTATAATCCTGTTCTTAAAAAACATATTAAACATACCAACCCTCATCAATATTTGCGTGAGCATATCCTCAAAGGAGATCGTGGGGATGGCATTCCTAACATCATGTCGGAGGACCAATGCATTGTCAATGGTGAACGTCAAAAACCCCTTCCAGCAAAAAAGATTGAATTCCTTACAGGGATTCCTGACCTCTCGACTATCTTAACGAAAGATGAACTTAAACGTTTTAAACGAAACGAACAATTAATTGATCTGCATATGATTCCGGAAGACATACGATTAAATATTTTGACAAAATACCAAGAAGAAGCAAATAAACCAAAGGAAAAGTTAGTGACCTATTTAAAGAAGCATAACCTTAAAATATTGTTAGAGAACATTAGTGAGTTTTAATATGAGACTAGGAATTTTTCAAATACTTGAGCAAGCATCAAAGCTAAAAGGGACGGAAGAAAAGGTTCAATTCCTCCGTGCTAATAATAGTGCTCCCCTTCAACAGATTTTAAAGTATGCTTTTGATCCAAGCATTGTATGGGATCTGCCAGAAGGTGCCCCTCCATACTCTCCTTGCATATATCCAGCTCAAGAAATGAGACTGTTCACGGAAGTAAGAAGGTTATATTTGTTTATAAAAGGGGGGAATCCTAATCTTACTAAACTAAAAAGAGAAGCGCTTTATATTGAATTACTCGAATCAATCCATCCAGAAGATGCAAAGCTATTGGTTGAGATAAAAGATAAGAAAGTTCCTTACAAAGGAATCAATTTAAAGTTAGTAAAAGAAACATTTCCAGGTTTGATTGAGGAGCAAGTAGCAAATGAAGAACGATCTTCCTAAGACAAAAAAAAGATTAAGTTTTAAAGATTATGGCGAAGAAAGCCGCCATATCTCTAAAAAAGTAAGAACGCAGTTGCAGCAAAAAGCAACCAATGCGATCGATAAAGCATTAAAGCAAAAGAATTTGAGAAGCATTTATGATGTAGATGATTTAAACTAAAGGAGATATAAAATGGAAATAATTTTAACAATTGTAGCAGTAGGAGTAGCAGCATTTTTGTTATACAAAGCATTTGCACCAAAGCTTGATACAAACAAAGATGGTAAAATTGACCAAGCTGAAATTAAAGCAGCAGTTGAAGAAGTAAAAGCTGTTGCTAAGAAAACCAGCGCAGCGGTTAAGAAAACTACAACACGTAAACCAAAAGCAAAGTAATGCCTGTCTATTCTTTCAAAGACACAAATACAAGCGAAGTATTTGATATTATGATGAGTATTAAAGATTTGGATGTTTATAAACAAGAACATCCTGATCACGAAACATACATTGATAGCACGCCGTCTATTGTGTCAGGAGTTGCAATTAAGGGTAAACTGGATAGTGGTTTCAAGGATGTCTTGTCAAAGATATCAGAAGCCCATCCAGGTTCCCCGCTAGCTGAAGCTCAGGGAAAAAGATCAATTAAACAAGTTCAAACCGAAAGGGCTATTCGTAAATGGAGGAGCTCTGGAGGGGAATAATTATAACCACAACAATGTAGGGGAAATATGGCTAAGCGCTCAAGTGCATTACATGTAATCAACTCACCTGATATGCAGCAGTATACTGAGCAACAACAACAGAAACAACATTCGCCATTGAAAATAAAGTTGGATCATCTAAAAACATTTGATCCTCTTACTGAAAACCAAAAAACGTTTTTTGAAGCATACAAGCGTGGAGATTATTTTGTAGCATTACATGGAGTAGCTGGAACTGGTAAGAGCTTTATAGCAGTATATAAAGCCTTAGAAGAAGTATTAGATAAAAGTAATCCTTTCGAAAAAGTGATTATTGTAAGATCAGCAGTACAGGGAAGAGAGATAGGTCATTTGCCTGGTGATATTGAAGGTAAGTTGGAGATTTATAAACAACCATACATTCAAATATGTGATACATTATTTGGAAGACGTGATGCTTATCAGCGTTTAGAAGAGCAACACGCAATTGAATTTATATCTACTTCTTTCATTAGAGGTATGACGTTTGATGATGCGATCATTATTGTTGATGAGATGCAGAATATGACAATGGAAGAGATTGATACTGTTATGACTCGTGTGGGTCACAGATCGAAGATTATATGGTGTGGTGATTACAGGCAGTGTGATTTGAAGAAGCGGGATGATAAGTCTGGATTAGTAAAGTTTTTTGACGTTGCTAAACTGATGACTGCATTTACAAAAATTGAATTTACAACTGATGATATTGTTAGAAGTTCCTTAGTGAAAGATTATATCCTTGCAAAGATTCAACTCGAAGACTCAACAAAGTAGAAAACACTTTGAAAGACAAGACCTATATCAGATTGATTTAGAGTCTACAACAATTGACGGTAAGCGCTACTATTGGACACCCGATGGTGCGCTTTACCCATCCGTTACTTCTGTTCTTGGTAGCAATCCTGAGAAAAAAGAAGGGCTAGACAGGTGGCGTAAAAAAGTTGGGGAAGTAAAAGCCGATCAAATCTCCCGTCGAGCTTCTGATAGAGGAACGCAACTTCATCAAATTTGCGAGGATTACCTCCTTAACAAGGAGAACTATCTAGGGAAGCATATGCCGCTCCATATAGAGTTGTTCAGCCATATACGTCCGGTTCTCGATGAGAATGTAGAAGTGGTATATGGTAATGAGTTGGCGCTATTCTCACATA